CTCGGCCGAAGCGTTCAATCACATGAACGTGCAGCAACGGCACGAGCACCTGCTCGCCTTCATGCGTTCCTACCAGCCGCTCCTCGATCGCATGGGCGACACGTGGGACGCGATCTCCGGCACGTTCTCGCAGTACGCGACGCAGATGACGCGCGCGGCGACCGCACCGCTGTTCGACGCCGCGAAGCACGCGCTCAGCAGCATCAACGACCTGCTCGGTCAGAACCAGGAGCGCATCCAGGACATCGGCCGCAACATCAGCGAGCAGATCGTCGGTGGGTTCAACCGCGCGGTGCACATGGCGGGCGAGCTGCACAGCCGCTTCGAGTCCATGCGCGAGGGCGCAGGTCGCGTCGCAGGCTTCGCCTCGCAGCACCTCGGCTCGATGGCGGCAGTCGCAGGGCGCGTCGCGCTCGGACCGGGCGGCGGCATGCTGGTGAGCAGTGTGACTGCGCTGCTCCGCGATCACACCGAGGAGCTCGTCGGGATCTTCGACCGCATGACGACGGTCGGCTCAGGGCTCATGGACTCGCTGCGGCCGCTCTGGTCGATGAGCGAGCAGCTCTCGACCTCGTTCGCTTCGATGGTCGCGAACGCGCTCCCGGGCGTCATGTCGGGCGTGGAGTCGCTCGGGCAGGGGCTGCAACAGGGTATCGCCGCTGCCATGCCTGCGCTGCAGGGGCTCACGGACACGGTGCAGACAGTCGTCGGGCCAATCGGGGAGCGCTTCGGCGCACTCGCCTCGATCGTGGGCGGCGCGCTGTCCCCTGCGTTTTCGCTCGCAGGGCAGGCGCTCGGCGGTCTCGCGAGCGCCGTGTCCTCGGTCGTGCTGAACCTGGACACGTGGGTGTCGCGCCTCGGCGACTGGATCTCGCGCGCGACCGGCGGGCGTGTGTCGGGCGAGACCGTCAGCACCGCCGTGCAGGACGCGCTGACGAGCATGGTGACGCTCGGACTCGTGGACTCGGCGCACGACCGACTGCTCAACAATCAGGCGACGTCGATCGAGCAGGCGCTCTCGGGTCGCAACCGTTCCGTGAACCGCGAAGCGAAGCCGTCAGACACAACCGAGCTCGGCGGGATGGGCGACGCCTCGCGCGGCTTCCATCAGATGGTCGACTCATTCGGCAACGCGATCACCGCGACCGCACGACACGCGATGCGGAATGCAGCGCACGCCACGCCGCAGGCGCGAGGGGGCGCGCACACGGTGCAGGACTTCCGCTACTCGCGCTTCGACATCACGCAGAAGTTCACGGAGGGATACGACCCGGATCGCATCGCGGTCGCGTTCGCGCGCGACATCGCAGGGTCGGCTGATCGTCGTCTCAGCGGACAGCTCGAACCGCAGCACGCGGTGGTGCCATGACCACGGACGTCAACATCCTCACAGCCGCAGTCTTCGAGATCCGGGAGCTCACCGGGCTCGAGCGCTTCGTCACACTCGCAGGGCGCGCGCTGCCGTACCGGCCGTTCTCGCTCGAGGGCAACCAGCGCGTCGAGATCACGTGGAACCCGGGCAACCCGGAGGGCACCGGCACCGTACTGGGCGCGAGCGAGGGTACGACGTCGATCAACGGCTTCTGGAAGGAGATGTATCTCTCCGGCCCGAACGTCGGGAACACGGCGCCCTTCGTGGTCAACGGTGACCAGATCACGACCACGATGGCTGCGGTGAAGCTCATGGACGACATCCGTCGCCAGGGGCAGGAGATCGAAGTCACCTGGAACGAGATCACGCGCCGCGGCTACCTCACGAAGTTCCGTCAGGAGTGGCACAACCTGAAGGACTGCGCATGGACGATGGAGTTCGAGTGGATCTCGCTCGGCGAGCACACCGCTCCCGCAGTGCTCGATCAGGTGAACTCCGCAGCCGACACCAGCGCGCTGATGACGGGGCAGAACAACGAGCTGCAGAACGCAGCGATGAAGGCGCCGATGCCGGTGCCGCAGAAGTTCAACACCGAGCTGCTCGAGGGCCTCGCGTCGATCGCGGACGCAGTGAAGGACGCTGCGAACGCCGTCGCTGTCCAGTACACCGGCGTCACCACGCCGCCCGATTCCGCACGTCGCGTGTTCGCAGCCACGAACAACGTGGTCGCGACCGCGGGCGGTGTTGCAGCGACCTTCGACGCGCAGCCACCCCGCGCTCTCGTGAGCGGAGGCGACCCCGCTGTGGGGTCTATTGCAGCGTTGCCGCTGGGCAAGGTCGTGGCCGCGGAAGCGTACGCTGCGACCTCGCGCCGTGCTGCGCGCACGCTTGCACGCACGGCCGCTGCCCGGCGCGCTGCCCTCGCGCGCACGCTCCAGAGCCAGCTCATCGGGGTGTATGCGGCGCGCGAAGGAGATGACCTGCGCACGGTGGCGGAGCGCTTCTACGGCTCGCGTCTGCAGTGGCGCCCACTGCTCGTGTTCAATGAACTCTCGGGGACACGGCTGTCGCGCGGTCAGCTCGTGCTCGTGCCGAGACTCACGTCGGGGGCGACCTGATGCCGACCTTCCGACCAGCGTGCGCGGTCAACTTCAAGCTCTACTTCGACGAGAGCCTGAATCCGAACGCGAACCCGCCGCCACCGGACACTGTCGACAACAACGTCAGGGTCCCGAAGGACGGTGCCAGCGGACAGCCGACGCAGGAGCCGGCAATGCTGCAACGCGCTTCGCAGCAGGCGTCGTTCATCTACTCGCGCCAGCCGAAGCACCTGTCCGTGGAGCTCCCCGGGTATCGTCAGGCGGGCACGTTCAACGCGACGTTCGACTTTCGCGACCTGCCCATCGACCCGCGGACGGTGCAGGCGTGCGCCGTCGAGATCCATCTCGGGTCGGTCAGCCACGCAGACTTCGCCCGGGGCATGGTGCGCTCGGAACGCGACGGCTCGCGCGCGTCCACACTCCGCACGCGCGATGCGAACGGCAACCCGCGCCAGGACACGCTCGTGATGGTCGCCTACGTCGACCAGTGGGACGTGGATGAGGCGGACCGCGGTGCCGAGGTCTCGCTCATCGGACGCGATATGCGCGCTCCGTTGCTGGACACACCGATCGGCGTCGCCCCCGGGGTGCTCGCCACGATCCTCGATCAGCTCGATCTCTCGCAGCCGATCAACACGGTCGTGAAGCAGCTCCTCAGCTACAACCTGCTCTTCGGCCAGTTCAGCGTCGAGACGAACCCTGCCGAGTGGCCCAACGAGACTGTCCCTGCGCCGAGCGCAGCGGACCTGGTCCCGCGCCATCGTCGTGGGGCACGCGGGCAGCGCGCGGGCGGGCGTGCGTCGCTTCCGGGCGACTCGAACAACATGAGCTTCTGGGATCTGATCGTGCAGCTCTGCTATGTCGTCGGGGCGATCCCGTACTTCCGTGGCACCGCGCTCGTGATCCGTCCCGCGCGGTCGATCTTCGATCAGTCGCGCGCGGGCTTCGACCCGACCGTGCGCACGCCGTTCGCGAACGGGCAGCCGCGCACCGTTCCAGGCACGAACACCACGTTCAACGTGCGCCGTCTCGTCTACGGGCGCGACATCCAGAAGCTGCACTTCAGCCGCAAGTTCGGCGGATACGCGAAGCCGAAGACCGTGCGCTGCGTATCGGTCACGGCGCTGCATCGCGGCCTGGACAACGTGATTCAGGCGCAGTGGCCGATGCCGACTGCACCCGCAGCCGCGCGCCGCAACCGCACTGCTCCGGGCGGGCAGCAGTCGCAGGAGGAGATCCTCACGCTGCCCGTGCCAGGCATCCATGACCAGGGACGGTTGCAGGAGATCGCGCGCAACCTGTACGAGCAGATCGCCCGGCTCGAGTTCACGGGCAACGCGAGCACGCGGAACCTGGCGTCGCTCGGCGGCGACAACTCTGACCCTGACCTGCTGCGGTTGCAGCCCGGAGACGCGGTGGAGTTCTACACCGACGTGCGGGAGCTGCGGGCGCGCCAGCCCCTCGTGTCCACTGTGACCGACCACTACCGCACACCGTTCGAGGCACAGGTCAACGAGATCGCCTCGCGCATCGGCGACCGACGGCTGGCCGAGGTGATCGTCGCAACCTCGCGCGGGCAGAGCGCCCCCACGCAGCGCGCGTTCCGCGTGTCCACGGTGAAGTACACCTGGACCGCAGCCGAGGCGCTGGACATCGACTTCGACTTCCAGAACTACTACGAAGCGCGCATGGTCCCCGACGGCGTGAGCACCACCGCAGGCGAGATCGTCGCGGTCGCCGTCGCCGGCGGCGCAACGGCGGCGCTCGGGGGAGCTGCGGGCGCGATCCTCGGTGCGCTCGAAACTGCGGCCGTGAACACGAACGGCGGGAGCGGTGGCTGATGGCACCGCGTAGCAGCATCCGTCGCACGTTCGATCCGTCGCGTCTCAGCGCGCTCGTGCAGCGCCCGGGGATCGACCCGCGGGTGTGGATCACGCTCGCATCGGTGGTGCAGCTCGGGTTCGACTCGGTCCACGGGATCTTCGCGGACGTGAAGTTCATGCCGACCGGCGAGCTCGAGACTGCGCTCGTAGGCACTTCGTACGCAGGCAACGGCTTCGGCGACTGGGCACCGCTGCACGTCGACGACATCGTGCTCGTGGCTGTGCCGAACGGCGACCCGAACACCGGACCCGTCATCATCGCGCGCATGTGGAGCGGTGCGGACCATCCCAGCGCCGACTTCAAGGCTGCGCAGCAGGACAACGGCTCGGACGTACCGACCAACGATCGTGTGATCCGCGTCGAGCCGGGGCAGAAGCTCCGCCTCATCACGTCCGGCGACACTGGTGAGATCGACATTACGGTCGAGGGCAATACGAACGTGAACCTCACCGCCGGCGCCCTGGTGAAGATGCAGGACGGCTCGCAGGCGTACGTGAGGGGTAACGACTACGCGAACTCGTTGAGCGACTTCCTCACCGCGCTCAACACCATGCAGTCTGCGCTCGCCGCGTACGCTACGGCGCTGGGAACCGGTACGCCGACGAACCCTGTGCTCCACTCCGAGGCTGCGACCGCAGCGAGCACACTGGCGACAGCGATTGCGCAGTTCGGTATCTCCATCTCGATCTTCCAAGACGCGCACACCACCTACCTCTCGACAAAGGTGAAGGGTCAATGAGCGGAGCGTGGGGCACAGGCACGTTCGGGCTGGGGCCGTGGGGCGGACTGGGTGGCCTCGGCGGCGGACCTCCGCTCGGTCTCACGTTCGCGATGGCGACGAGCACGCACACAGTCATTGCCACGCTGACCGAGCCACCGCTCGCGCAGTCCTCCATCAGTGTCGGCGATGCGCTCAACCCGCAGACGTGGTCGATCGTGCGCGGGGACACTGGCGCGCAGCTCACGATCCTCACCGTGCGCATGCTGTCCTCGATTCAGTTCGAGATCCGCACACTCGAGCCCCTTGCAGGGTGGCGGGTCTCGCACACGGTCAGCTCGACGACGCTCGTCGACGCATCGGGCAACACGATCAGCTCACCCGAGAGCTTCACGTTCCCGGGACTCGAGGCTGCGAGCAAGCCGTACGACGACGCAGGCGTCACTGACTTCGACGCCGCGAATCCGCAGACTGCGGGCGTGCCAGGCACCGTCACTACGACACCCGGCGGCGACTACGCGACCGAGGGCGGTGCAGCGCTCGCCGAGAAGCTCATCATCCGCGCCATCACGACGAGCGTTGGCGGGTTCTTCCATCTGCCTGATTACGGCTTTGGAATGAACAATAAGCTGATCGTCACACCGTCGAAGTTGGGACGATTGAAAGCAGATCTGATTCGTACGATTGAAGCGATCCCTGTGATCGACAGCGCAGGCGTGCAGACGACGTGGAACAACGCGCTCGGCATCCTCACGATCACAGTGGACGCGGTGCTCACCAACACCGGCAGCACGGTGCAGGTCGTGCAGTCCCTCTCCCTGAATGGCGGTGTGCAGCTATGATGGAGCCGAGCCATGCCTGACCTTCCATCGTTCGATGACCTGTTCCGCATCGGCCGGGACGAGATGCTCGCGCGCAACGCGAAGCTCACCGAAGCCGTTGTCGATACACCGGGCACCGAGACCAACATCTTCAATGCCGCTGCGGCCGCTGTCGGTGACGAAGTCACCGGGCAGCTCGCGCTCGTCGCGGCCTCGTTGTTCCTCGACTCCGCGACGGGGCAGGACCTCGACCGGCTCGTGTTCGATCGCTACGGGATCGTCCGCAAGGTCGCGTCCGCTGCCGTCGGTTCGGTGAACTTCTCGCTCGCCGCACCCGCAGCGGGGGCGTTCTCGATCCCCGCCGGCACAGTCCTCGGGACCAGCGACGGGCGGCAGTACATCACGACCGTCACCACGACGTTCCCTGCCGGGACCGCAGGACCGATCACGGTCGCGATCCGCTCCGTACTCGCCGGGTCGAGCCAGCAGGCAGCGATCGGCACGATCACGTCCATCATCACACCGATCACCGGAGCGCCGGCCGGACTCGCGGTCACCAACGCCGTCGCGACGGCTGGCGCAACGGACGACGAGACGGACGACAGCCTCCGCGCCCGTGCCCGCTCGTTCTTCACCACGGCACGCCGTGGAACGATCGCTGCGATCCAGTCCCGCGCGCTGGACATTGCGGGCGTGGTGACTGCGACCGCGTTCGAGGTGCTGGACATGATGGGCCGCCCGTCGCGCGCGGTGCAGCTCATCATCGCCGACCAGTTCACCGACTCGCTCGTGAACCTGTCGCCGACGCCGGCGACGTATCAGACGCAGTCGCAGATCCTCTCGCAGCAGGTCTTCGACGGCCTGAGCGACACGCGCGCTGCGGGCATCTTCATCAACGTCCGCGTCGCGTCCGTCGTGATCCAACCCGTGCAGCTCGCGCTCTCGTTCCTCGCGGGCGCGGACATCGCAGCGACCACCGTTGCCGCACGCGCTGCGATTGTGGCGTACGTGAACTCTTTGCCGTCGGGTGCACCGATGACGGTCACCTCGCTCATCTCCGTGCTGCGCGGAGTGCAGGGGCTCGTGGTGACTGGGACCGAGATCGTCAGCCCGACCGGCGACGTCATCACGCAACCGTTGCAGGTGCTGCGCACGTCCATGGCCTTCGTGCTCGCGGTCGGGCAGCTCCCCGACCAGGCGATCCAGAGCACGAGCAACCCCGACTCGCTGTGAGGTAGCAGGTGCCGCCGGTCATCAACAACATCGTACCTGCCGCAGGAACGCCGCTGGCGTCGAACACGCCTGTGTCGTTCGACGTCACGTCGGTCGCGGGGCTGCTCCGCGTCTTCGTCACTGCAACGTACCCGGGGGTAGGAACGACCGAGCTCGTCCACGATGGCACCAACTTCACGGAGCAATATCGTGCAACCAGCGCGCGGACTGCGATCGCCGGCGGCTTCCACTACTCGGTCTGCCGGAACCCGGTGTGGCCGGACGCTCCTACCGTCACCGTCTACGCGGAGGACGTGGCTGGTGGAGAGACTGTACTCGCAACGTCGTGGACGCTTGCGCTGCCTCCACCGCTGCCAGATCCGGGGTCGCTGATCCCTGTGTTCCCGACGGCCGGGCCGTCGTCTGCCGCGCCCGTCGTGCAGCACGCGCAAGCGTACTTCCTCGGCGTGTTCGATCGCATCATGGACGCGAACTGGATCGCGCCCCTGAAGACCGGCGCGGGCAGCGGCTACGAGATGCTCCAGGCGTACGCCGCTGTCGGTGCGCGCATCAGCTCCGCAGTCTCTCGTCTCGAGCAGGGCGCGATCATCATGTTCGCTACCGGTGGTGCGCTCGCGACAGGCACTGTCGAGTTCCTGCGCCCGAGCGCGGCTGCGGGTGCTGTGATCGTGAAGGCGGGGACAGTCATCACGACGTCGAAGGGCGGGCGTGACTTCGTCACCACGCAGGACGCAGTGTTCGGCGCTCTCGACCTCGGCCCGATCGCTGCGACGGTGCAGGCCGTCGCTCCGGGCTGGCAGTGGAACGTGCGAGGGCGCGTCGTCACGAGCCGCGGCGAGACGCTCGCAGGCGAGATCGACACGATTCGACACTTCGTCCAGACCGCGCCGGCGGCGCCGACGGTCCCGACGTTCATCGACCCGACCATCATCGTGCAGCAGATCGTGGACACGCAGGGCGGTGCGGACCCGATGCTCGACGGGCTCGGTGAGGATCGCGGCGTGATCCGTCACGTCGGCGAGCTCGACCCGGCCTACGCACTGCGCATTCGTACGCTCCCCGACACCGTGTCGCCGGACGCGATCGTGCGCGCGATGACTGCGTTCTTCGCACCGTACGGGATGCAGGTCGCGTTCGAGGAGCTGTGGGACGTGCGTTACCAGACGTGCTTCGACGCACCGTCGCCGAACGCAGGGTCACCGACGTACCTGCCGCAGATCGACCCGGGGAGCCCCCACTACGATCCGAACTGGAACCCGAACTACGATCCGAACCTGTTCACGTACGATGACCCGCGCCTGGCGTGGGACCCGAACGATCCGACGCGGCCTGCGAACGCGCTGCCGTACTTCAACCGCTGGCTCGACGAGCTCGAAGCGCGCGGAGCGTTCGTCGTCGCGGTGCCGAACTTCCCCACGCTCGAGGACTGGGGCATGGTCTTCGACGACACCGCGACCACGCAGACTGACCAGGAAGTGGTCGTCGGCACGATGCTCGGGCATCGCGGGACTGCGGCGTATGATATGCCGTCGGACATCACGGGCGTGTTCCACGGCTTCTATGACGGCGTGGACGTGCAGAAGAACGCCATCTACGCTGCGTTCTGGCAGCTCATTCAGGACATCAGCGCCGGCGGCGTCGGCGCTCTCATCGAACTCCAAGGCCAGTGAGGTAGGACCGTGGCGAACAATCCCTTCGATCGAGTCGTATGGAACCCGCGCGAGCGGCCGCTCACCAACGACAACAATGCGCAGGCAGCGCAGGAGGACTACTCCCTGCGTCAGCTCGTGCAGCTCATGTTCGGGATGCACGGGCCGTTCTCGAGCACGAGCGGCGTGCTTGCGCCGACGGGTTTCATTGCCGACTCGCTGAAGGCGGACGTCGCCGGAATGACGGTGACGCTGCGCTCGGGTCTCGGGTTCCTGAACAACCCGGCAGACGTGCCCGGAAACATCAACGGCGTCCTGGGGCTGAACGATCTCTCGCCCGAGAAGCCGATTCTGCTGCTCGCGCCGCAGAACATCACCGTGCCCGCCGCGGATCCAGGGCAGCCTCGCATCGACCTCATCGAGGTGACGTACCTGCGGCAGCCTTCGACGAACCCGCAGACGCGCGACGTGTTCGATCTCATCGCGAAGCAGTTCTTGCCGGAGCTCGTGAACAAGACGCTCACGTGGGCGATCGACAGCTCGCTGAGCTTCGGCGGCGTCGCGGCGATCAACTACAAGCAAGGCACCCCGGGTGCGACGCCTGCGGCTCCTGCTGTCGATGCGGGGTACACCGCCGTTGCGCAGGTCTATGTGCCTGCGGGTGCGGTCGCGCTCACCGCTGCGAACATCACTGACGTGCGACGCACGTTCTCGCCCAACGGCGTGCTGGTCGCTGGCGTCGAAGCGCTCGTCGATCTCGTCGTCGGCTCGGGCACGATCGGCAACATCATCCGCGGCAGCCAGTCGCTTCCGCCGGGCTACAAAGCGCTCATCGCGACGACGCCGGTCGGTGGCGGGCAGTGGGCGATCGACTTCTACCTCGAAGGCCCGGACCTGCACCGTCTCGCGAGCGCGAACGGTGGCGTGCCGCTCACCTCGCCCACGATGCCGACCGTGAACATCACGCTGAACTACATCGGCGGTGCGTCGTTCGGCGTCAACGTATACAAACCGCTCGCGCTTGCGCAGAACACGATGTCATTGCAGCCGCTCATCTCGCAGCCTGCATCGGCGATCAACCAGCGCTTCCCGGATCCGGTGCCGACGTTCGACGTTCACGGCAACGTGCTGCACGTGCAGTTCTCGCCCGTCGAGTTCGACCCCACAGGTCACGTGTTCGACCTGAACTTCCTCGCGAAGCTGCACGTCTCGATCAGCGTCATCATCCCGACCGCACAGTGAGGTGATCCGTGGCCCAGGCAGTCATCAAGGTGAACGGCGTCATCGGCAGCAACACGGACCTGCCGATCAACACGCTCGTTCAGCTCGACAACGTGAACAACGGCGGCGAGGTCTCGTACCTCTGGTCGATACTCGATCAGCCTGCCGGGGCCGCGGACGCGCTCAGCTCGACAACGGTGCAGAACCCGACGTTCACGCCGAAGAAGGAGGGCACCTACCTCATCCGTCTCGACGTGAACCACGGACTCGGTAGCGAGTCCGTCCAGCAGGTCGTCGTCGCCGTGCGGCAGATGAAGTCGCGTCTGCGTGATCCTGCCGCGCAGGAGACGATCGAGGCTGATCCGTCTGTCGGCTGGAAGGGCGACGCGAACGCGAATCTGCAGGCGCTCGACGCGCTCATCGCAGACTCGGGCGTCCAGGTGATGATCGCGAGCTACGCAGGCAACCGCGGCGACGTCGTGATGGTCAACACGCGCACGCAGATCAAAGTCGGTATGCCGGGCGCGGAGTACCTGCCCTCCATCGCGAAGGCGTCGTCTGCAACGATGGCGGGGCAGGCCGGGCAGCTCGGCATCGTCGAGGGCAAGGTCGGCGGCGCGAACGCCTTCAACAACGGCGACCTCGTGCGCGTGCGGGTGTACGGGCTGTTCCAGGGCGTGTCGATGATCGACACACCGGTCGGCACGGCGGTCTATCTCAACGACACAGCGGGCACGCTGAGCAGTTCACCCGGGACCATCCGTCGCAAGATCGCGACGGTGATCGCTTCGGGCGGCGGCGTTGTGCAACTGCTGTTCAATGGCGGCGACTTCGATCCGTTCATGGGGCTGTCGCGCTATCTCGTCGGGCCTGCGGGATCCGGGGCGCCGTACCAGACCATCCAAGCCGCTGCGAGCGCGGCTGGGAACGATGGCGGCGGTGTCGTCATCGTGCTGCCGAAGCCCGGGCCGCTGCTCGATCCGAGCACCTACTACACCGAGAACGTCACGCTGCCGGAGAACGTGTCGCTCAAGGGTGAAGGCCAGATCGTTCAGGTCATCATCAACGGCACGCTGACCATGGCGAGCGTGGCGGCATACGTCGCTGTGAAGGACGTTGTCGTGGTCGACAGCATCTTCTTCGGTGCGGTCGCGCTCAGCTCTTCGACCTACGAGTGCTACAACGTCTTCGCGAACGCGCTCGCTGCGACGTCGGGGAACGATGCGTTCAACGTGCTGAACGGTGGAGAGCTTCATCTCTACAACTGCCAGAACAGCGGCTCGGTGAACGGGCACGGGATCTACTGCGCTGCGAGCACGAACGTGATCGTCGGACAGGGATCCAAGATTGAAGGTGGCAGCGCTGTGATCGGTGCACCGCCGTCCGGCATCCGCATGGACGGCGGCGGCAGCGTGCGCGTGACTGGGAACAGTCGCGTTGCGGGGCGCATTGAGATCACGACCGCAGCGTGCAACGTGGAGTTGTGGGGCTGCCTGATCTCGCTCGCCGCGCTCGAGAACTGCGCGGTGTACGGCTTCGCTGGCTCGGGCATCTCGTTCAAGGACGTCGAGATCACGGGGCTCAGCGGAGGCACGCCGATTGTGCTCAACGGCGGCGCGATCAACAGCTTCGACGGTGTGTCGTGCAACACGGCGGTGGTGCTCGGGACCGGCGTGACGTCGAACACGTCCGCCTTCTCGCCGGCCACGGTGCGCTCCAGTGGCGCTGCATCCGGTGCAGGGATCCTGCTCACCTTCCTGTACGAGCGGATGTTCCTGTCGAACGGTGGTCTCGCGTTCAACGCGACACTGCCTCCATCGGCGACCATCCTGCAGGGGTTCGAGTGCACCTTCGTGAACGATCAGGGCGGGCAGATTATGACGCTCACGGCGAACGGGGCCGACACGATCGACGGCGCAGCGTCGAAGGCATACGACTGCTCCACAGGCACGCCGAACATCCGCGCGGTGACGTTGCGGCTGGAAGGCACGACGTGGCGGCAGATCGCCACCTGCATCAAGGTGTGAGATGGAACCCACGATCGAAGAGCACCAGCAGACACTCCGCATCAGCAGCCTGCTCCACGCTGCGACCGTGCGGTTCAAGCAATGGACGCCCGGGCAGCGCATGGCCGAGGCGCAGTACAGCGCAGGCGTCGACGAGTTCCGCGCGTTCGTTCTCGCACTTCGGAAGTAGGAGGCTCGCGTGCTGATCCGACTCACAGGCGTCTACAACGACGGATCGGCCTACGGCCCCGGCGTCCCTCGCAATCCCGCGAAGCAGGTCGAGATCCCGTGGCAGTCCTCGGCCACGATCCGGCTCACGATGGTCACGCCGAGCGGCGCACTGCGGCCGCTGAAGGTGGGCGAGACTGTCGCGCTCGCAGTGAAGCAATCGAGCCACCAGATCGGGAAGCAGCCCGGGTTCACGCTCCTTGGGGCAGCGCCAGTTCCAGCGGTTCCAGGCGTTGCAGAATTCTCCATCACGCCGAACACGACGAAGCCGTTGCAGCCTGGTCGCTATGTTTTCGACGTTTGGATCACAGGGCCGACTGGGACGCGCGAGCGTTTGATCCCACTCTCGCCATTCGTCCTTGGACCTTCCGTAGGACTCCCGTAAGGTTTTCGCATGCGCATGCTCGTGCTCCTCGCGCAAGGCCAGCAGATCGCGGACGCCACCGCGGAGCTGCTCAAGACAGGCATTCTGGGCACACTGCTCGTCATCACGCTCTGTGCGATCGCCTACCTCTGGGTTGAAGGGAAGGCATTGCAGAAGCGAAAGGACAGCGAGCTCGCCGCACTCAATGCGGAGTTCGTCGCGCGTCTCACCGCACTGCAAGACCTGCGCATCCAGGACCAGAAGCAGGTCACGGAACAACTCTTGAAGCTGATCGAGCAATGCACCACCGCATTGAACAACGTGAGCAACACGCTCGTGGCGACGCGCGAGGCGATGACAGAGCTGAAAGATTCGTTCAAAGATCTGGGGGAGGAATTCCGCAGGTACGTCGGACCCAGGAGGTCATGATGTCGGATCAGAAGCAGGCAGCCGAAGCCTTGCGCGCCGCATGCGTGCAGTCCGAGCAGCTCACACCGATGTTCGAGAAGCTCAAGGAGACCTCGGACTCGACCGTCGACGCAGCTCTTGCACTCGCTCGGCAAGCGCGCCGCACCTCTCCATCGGGGCAGATGCGCGCCGTCGCACCACCGCGCGGGGAGCTCACCGGGAAGTTCACGGCCCTGAAGTGACACCGGTCAGGCCGAGGGTTAGTCTCTCGGCATGCAAGCACCTATCACCGCACTCCTCGCTCTGCTCCCGCCCATGGTGAAGCCGTGGGTCGAGCTCGTCCTCTCGCTCATCTGCATCGCGTCGCTGATCGTGGGATCCACGAAGAAGCGGGACGCATGGTGGGCGCAGCTCCTGCGCTTCTTCTCCGCAGCCGTTCACACCGATGAACCGGGCACGCTGAAGATCCCAGGAACGAATGTCGTCCTCGGCGTCGACGTGAAGCCTGCCGGCCCCGGTGTTCCGCCGCGTGGCAACGCAGGGTTTGCACGTCACGGCGCACTCGTGCTCGCGATCCTGATGACGGTCGTCGCACCTGTCGCGCTCGCGCTGATGTCGTGCGCTGGATCGCAGACCAACGTCGGCGTGAACAGCACGGTCTCGGCTGCGCCCGGCGGCGACGTCGCGTGGACTGTGGGCGTGAACGTCGGCATCACGATCGCGAAGCAGGCGCTCCCTGCGGTGCAGTCGATCATCGACGCGCGGCCGGAGATCGCTCCCGACGTGAAGCAGCACATCGACCAGGGCTTCCACACTGCCGGCGACTCGCTCGACCTCGCGCGCACGTCGTTCAACACGTATGCCGAAGCGCCGACGGTTGCGAATCTCTGCCGCACTCACTTCTTCGTCGAGCAGGCGATCACTGGCGCGCTTCAGTCGCTCGTGCTCGTGCGTGACCTCGGCGTGCAGATCTCGCCGACGGAGATCGCTGCCGCGCAGGCTGCGGTCGGATCACTCGGCGCGATCGCCGACATGATCTACCCTGCGTGCGCGTCCAGCGGTCCTCCTGCGCAGCACGTCTCGGCGATGGAGCGCATCCATCACGCACTCGGGGGCGGACATTGATCCCGATCGCCCTGCTCGACGTCGACTGCAATCTTGATCGCGCGTGGCTGAACGACCTCGCCGAGATGCTCACAGTCGTGAGCCAGCGCGACTTCGCGAAACCGGAGCCGCACGGCTACGGAGTCGGCGCGATCGTCCGCGTCGCGCAGAACAGCGGTGACATCGCGCCTGGCGAGTGGGTGATGGCGTTCATCAGCCATCCCGACGTCGCGGGCGCGCTGGGCTACCACGACGTGACGCCGTCCGGGCAGCCGCTCGCGAAGTGCTTCCCGTTCCTCGACGACGAGTCGATGCGCTCTGTCACCGCGTCCCACGAGCTCTTCGAGATGCTCGCGAACGCGGGGCTGAACACGTCCGTCGTCGGGCCGGACAGCGTGGTGCGTGCGCGTGAGCCGGGCGATCCGGTCGAAGCGCTCTCGTACCCGTTCAAGTGCTCGAGCGGCCGCACGCTCAACGTCACGGACTGGGTGACGCCGGCGTACTTCTCACCGCCGTCGGACAACTCTGCGCCGTACGACGCGATGGGGCAGGTCACGCAGCCCGGACAGATCCTTCCGGGCGGCTACCAGATCCTCTGGGACGCGACGCAGCACTCCTGGACGCAGCAGACGAACGGCGAGAAGCGTGCGTACCGGCAGCGCATGGACCTGCTCGGCACCACGCGCATGGTGAAGCGCAACGCATGCGGGCTCGTGCCGCCGGGGCACCCGCAGGTGTTCACGAACATCATCGACGTCGCACGCGGCGAAAAGCCTGCGAACATCGCGAACGCTGCAAAGCAGGGCCTCGGCGCCGTGTGGGCCAAGGCGTCGCAGGGGAAGGACTGGACCGACCCCACGTTCACGCTGTTCATGCAGGAGGCGAAGGACGCCCGCGTGCTGCGCGGTGCGTACCACTTCGCGTCGGGATCCAGCGACGGTCGTCAGCAGGCCGACTGGTTCCTCTCGCACATCGGCCCTGGAATGGGCGACGTGCTGCTCGCGCTGGACTGGGAGCACAACCCCGACACCGCGAACGGCGACATGACGCTCGAGGACGCCGAGGCATTCGTCTCGCGCATCCACGAGCTCACGGGTCGCTGGCCGGTGCTGTACTCCGGGCTCGACTTCCTGCTCACGCACCACATCCCGACCACGAGCGTGCTCCGCAACTGCCCGCTCTGGCTCGCATGCTACGGCCCCGAGCCGATGCACGTGCCGGCGCCTTGGACGGTGTGGGACCTGTGGCAGTACACCGATTGGAAGTCGGGACCGAACGACAAGGTCACCTACCCGCGCGACACGCCGGGGCTCGGTGTCCGCGTCGACCGCAGTGCGTTCCGCGGAGATCTCGCCGGGCTCCGCACCTGGTGGAGCGCGTGCGGGTGCGCTTCCGCGAGCACGAATACCCCCTAGCCGCCAAGCCACAACGCGCAACCCCCTGATTTTCTGC